GCCGGGGTCGTCCGTTACCTTGATTTCAATAAGGTCGTTGGCTGGGTTTACTTTGTGATCATTGATAATGCGCATTGGGCATATCCTTGGGTTGATTGGGTTGATTGGGTTGATTGTGGGTTGGGGCCAAGCCGAAGCTCAGCCCCAAGAGGTTTATGCCGGTACGATGGCAGCGCCTTCAGCACCGAGATTGGTACGAGTGCGGATAATCCAGCCGGTAGCTGTGATCTTCTGAGCTTTGAAGAACACAGTTGCCGGAATGGTCGCATTCGCGCCAGCAGAGGTATTGACGTTGTTAATGGTATCGCCCGAACCCGCAATAGTCTGGAGACGGAAGCCATTAGCGCCGACATAACCTTCGATGGTTTCGCCAATGAACCCGGCAGGAAGCGTTACCTGCTGAGTGCTAGCCGACGAGGTGACGGTGTAGAACACGCCATCATTTGGCATAAGGCCGGTGCCAAGGCCGTTAGTCGTTGCAGTGACGAGGGTCTGATAGTGACCCGGAAGCATTTCATTTGCCATAATGGTTCTCCTTAGCTTGCAGCAGTCAGGCCGAACACATCGGCAATTACTGCCTGCGAGGCTTCGTTCTCAACGATCAAAGTCCACTCACAGAGCAGCGCCTTCTTTTCGGCGTCGCCGGTCTTCGCAACGTCATAAACGTTGGTCGGGCGGAGTTCGCCGATAGCAAGCTTGCTGGTGTCCATCAGGAAGATGTTACGAGCTACGAGCGCACCAGCACGAGCCATCTGACGGTTGACCACAAAGGCCAGTTCGCCAAAATCGCTCTCGTAGGTGTCAGCTGCGCCAACAATCTTGGTCTGGCCCGACTTCGGAGTAACATAACGCTGGGTTGCAACGTTAGCGTCACTCATGAAGGTGGAAAACACGCGCTTTGGATAGGGCGCGCCCATGATGGTATCGACTTCACCACCAGCCGTATAAGCGGCAGCAATGCCGTTATCCAAGAGGGTCTTGGTGAATGCACGCTGCGTACCGTTGGTAGCAGCATCGACAACGCCAGTGCCGGCATTGAAGCCGCCCGATGCGCCGCCAGCGCCCATGTCGTCATTCGTGGCAATCCATGCACGAAGGCCAGCAGAGGTGCGGTTGGTAGCGCCATCGCCCGAACCGGCAGAGGATGCCTGATTGGACAGAGCAATAACTTCGCGGTCGATGCGAAGCTCCTTGCTCTTCTTGATGACTTCGCGGGCCAGTTCGCGGCCACGGCCTGCCTTGGCGACTTCATCCAGGGTGCCCGAGACAATGATACGCTTGTCCGAAATCTGGGTATAGTTACCGACGCGGGTCGTTGGGGTAATGGGCTGGAAAGACCAGTCAGAACCTTCAGGGCGGTTGTTGGTGGTATCCGGCGTTGCAAGAACGTCAGTCTGCCATTCAGGATGGACAGAGTTTACCTTGCGCGTGCCGATAGCTGCCAGAAACGGGGTTTCAGACGGCGTAATCATAGAGATGATATTCGAGAGTTCCTCACGAAGCCCCTTGGCGTCGTAGGTCTCGTAAGTGTTTACAATAGGCTGTGCCATACTGTGGTTTCCTTAGCGTGAGAAGATTTTGGCAAGGAGAGCTTCGGCGTCTGCCTCGCTCCCGGTTTCGCGAAGTCGCTTGCGCATGCCATCAGTTTCACGACGCGCACTCGCTTCGGGATTGGGCCTGCGCCCGCTGCCCTGAGCTACCGTTGGTCGCGCTTGAACTTCCTTCTGCACGGTCGGAGCCTTTGCCTTGGCCTTCTGATAACGCGTGGCGTCCTTCAGGGCCTTCAGTACTCGGTGATCCGTAATGCCGTTCAGTTCCTCTGCCGTAAACCCGTAGAAGCTACCGGCATCCTGCCAAGTCTCTTCAAACCAAGCCTTGCGCTTATTGTCATCCTTGAGAATGGGAATGGCGTTAAACAGCGCTTCCCGCTCCTTGGCGATAATCTGGCTAAGCTGTGCCTGCTGTGCCTGCTGCTGGCGCTGCTTTTCGGCCTCTTGGCCTTGATGCATTGCCTGCCATGCCGTCACAACGGTCTGGTATTTGCCCATGTCCTCCTGGTACTGCAACCAAGCCATTGGGTCTTGGGCAGCGGAGAGTTCTGGGCGTTTGGGTTCTTGAGGGGCTAGCTGTTCAATCGTCCAACGAGCGTATTCGCGCTCCTGCTGGATTTGAGCTTGCAACTGACTGAATTCCTCGCGTTCCTTGGTAAGCGCCTCGCCTTTGCGGGCAACTTCCTCGGTCTTCTTGGAATAGTCGCGTTGAAACAGGTTGTTGCGCTTGAGGTCAGCAACGGTGATCACGGTTCCGTCTTCAAGGGTTACCTTGGCGGTATCGGGGGCAAAGCGCCCGCCCTTGAGTTCAGTATCGGGGCCGTCTGTATCCTCGTCAGCTTCAACAGTCTCATCGTCTTCCGGCAAATCCGCTGGGTCTAGCTGATCCTCATCAGGATCAGTTACAGCAGCTTCGTCGGCATCGCTATCGTCCTTGCCTTCGTCCTCATCAGCATGATCCGTTTCCGGGGTGCCGTCGAGTAGGGCAGTAAGCCTGTCTTCAGCCTGGGCCTCCGACAATGCTTCGCTCATGACGGGGGCAGCGTTCGCCAGATCGTCACTCGCATTGGTTTGGCTATCAGCCATTCAAATAGTCTCCATCTAAGGGCCATGTCGCATCACTGCGAGGGCAGAAGAACGCGGGATCGGCTAACCGGGCGCGTCCATACCTCCATCCATATCACCGCCCTTGGCAATGACAGCATCGAGGTAATCACTGAACTCAGCAGCGACTTCGGCAATTGCCTGCTGCTTGAGAATTCCTGGGGTATCGGTTGCGTCCATCGTCGCTAGCTTTTCCAGCGCCAGATCACGAGCCGACTGCATGTATTCCTTTAGGAGCGGTTCGGAGCGAAGGCGCTTGGCCTCTGCTGCACGATGCTCCAATTCTTGCGGGCTAAACTCACGCATCAACCGGGCCCTCTTCCGCTTCACGATTGGCCGCGTTGTTCTGCTGCGTCATGTTTATCTTGAGCAATTCCAAATCACGATCCTGCGCCAGCTTAGCATAACGGAATGCATCGTCTCGGTCTAGCTTCTCACGCTCGAACTGTTGGCGCATTGCTTCGATAGCAATAGCATTCTGCCGCTCAGCCTCACGTGTTGCCAAATCAGCATCAAGCTCGGCTTGGTTCTTAACCACTTCGCCCTGAGCTTTAAGCTCGGCCTGCTGCATAGAAAGCTGTGCGTCAATCTGCTTGGTCTGGATTTGCACCTGGCCCTTGGCCTGTTCAGTCTGGGCTGCAATCTGGCCCTTCATCTGCTCAAGCTCAACGGCAGGATTGGGCTTAGGAGTGGCGGCAGCCTGCTTCCATGCTTCAACGTCCTCATCATCGATAACGGGGAAATACGTCTCAGGGTTCTTTAGGCCCGAGCTTTCCGCCATCTTGATATTGGTCTTGTTGATCAGCGGGATATATTCAAGGGCCTTAGCCTGCGCACCAGGAACTTGCCCAAGCAACTGCGCCTGAACCATCTGGCTTTGCTGAATACCGCTCAGCATCGCCATGTCACGATCCTTGGAGCCAGTGCCAAGCCCCACGTTAACCGTGACGCTCATGTCATCGTCCCACTGCTGGGGCTCGACCTGACGGAACTTGGAATCTTCCTCGGGTGCCGGGACCATAGCAATCTGCTGATATTTAATCGCAAGCTTCAAGCGCTTAGAAAAGAAACGAGACCAACCCATCTCCGCCATGTTGCGGGCGATCAATTCAATTTGGCTGTAACCTGCATCGCGGGCCTGCTGAGAGGCCGTGGCCGTCTGGTTCTGCAATGCCTCGGGGTCGAGTGCCATTGTCGTGCGACTGACGCCAGTACGCTTGGCAATCACATCATCGAAGTAGCCCATTGCTACCATCGCCTTGTCAGCGACGTAGGGCACGGTGCCATAAACGATAGGGGCAGACCCCTGCTTCTTCCAGAAGATAGACCCGATCTTGCGGCTGACTAGCGCATCCGGATTTAGTACAGACCCTACTTCCACCTCTTGATAAGGCACGTTGGTGAGGTAGAGGTTGTCCATCGCCTGACGCAGCAGCACCGTCTTGGCGCGCTGAATGTCCATAGTCCGATCAGCGACACTTTCGCCATTAAAGCGATGCGGGATCGGATAGCATGGAATGTCGGTATACGGATTGTCATCTTCCCAGACCTGCCACGCCAGCACCTTGCCGCCTGCGTACCAAGCCTCAACCATTTCCGCTATATCATCGCCATCAACGTCAACCAGCGTAAAACACC